CTGAACAAAATGAGTTCGGTGGACAAATGCGTAGGATGGGTGTAACTGTTGCAGAAATGGGTGACGGCACTCGCAACACTACAGATAGTATGTCCGACATGGCCAGAGAAGCAGGTTATACTAGTGAAATGTTAAGTAAAATTGCTTCTATGGCTATGAAAAGTAGTGAAGCAGTTGCATTACTAGGCACAAACTCTACTGACGGTGCTAAAGCATTCTTAGAGTACTCCAATATCTCATTGGCTGAACAAAAACGTTTTACTAGACTTGGTTACACAATTGAAGATTTGAATGAAGTTCAAACAAGTTACATAGAACTTCAAAGACAAAGTGGTATTAACTTAAAGGCCCAAAATCTTACTGCAGGTCAGTTGCAAAAAAGATCACTTGACTATGCAAAAAGTTTAACTGCGATATCTGAAATTACTGGTAGAAATGCCGAGCAACAGATAGCCGCAGAACAACAACAAAAAGCAGAATATCGTAATAAAATAGTCTCAATGAACCAGCAACGTGAGATATCAGCCTTAGAAAGAGAAGCGGCCAATGAAACAGACGCCGCAAGAAAAAAAGAATTACAAGATAAAGCCCAGACAATGAAAGATGAGTTAGATGCAAGAACTCAAATGACTGGCACCTTGGCGAGAATATTAGGACCTGATCTAGCAGAACAAATTAACACAGTAATGATTACTGGTAACTTTGATGAGACAACTACAGCAATCGCACAATTAGGATTAAATGCTGGTGATCTTGCAACTGCATTTGAAGGCGTTGATCCTGACAAGCCTGAAGAAGTAATGGCGGCAACACAAAAAATCTTGTCTGATGTCATAACCGGACAAGAAGACGGTTTAGCAAGATTTGGTGATGCACTTATTAGAATGGGTGGTGATGCTGAAGGATTTGGTAAGTCAGTTGGTCTAAGTGCAGAAAATTTAGCCCTGTACCAACAAGCAATGGATTCTGGAGATGAAGATAAAGCGAGAGAAATACTACAAGAAGCATTAGACAATGTTAAAGAAACTACTAAAAGCGGTAAAGATACTCAATTAGATTTCCAAGCAACGTTAGAAGTCATGGCTAGGGCAACCAGAACAGCCGCAGACGGTTTGTTAGACTTTGCTGGTCCAGCAGTATTGGCATTGACTGCTGGAGCAGTCGTAGCCTTAGGAGTAGCGGCAACTAAAGCGGCTATGTCATTGAGTATGTTAGGTGGTGGCGGAGGTGGCGGCAAAGGTATAGTGAAGAAAGCCACTGATTTAGTTAAAAGCGGGTTTAAGGGCCCTGTATCAAACGTTCTCAAAATTGGTGGTGGTGTAGTAGCTGGAGGATTAATGGCGGCTTCGTCTTATAGTGAAGGCGCAGATGAAAGACTAGAAACAGCAGACAAACTTGCAGAAGGCAAGATAGATCAATCAGAAGCAGATAGAAGAGACACAGCAACCAATTATGAAACTGGCGCTGAGATGGGTGGAGCAATGGCTGGCGCCTTATCTGGCGCGGCTATGGGTGCCGCCTTAGGACCAGTTGGTGCATTAATCGGTGCAGGATTAGGTGCTTGGATGGGTGCCAAAGGTGGATCAGAAATTGGCGAGGTCATAGGTGCTAGTGTAGGTGCCAAACTTGAGAAAGATGTTAAGAAAGCAAATTTAGCCTTAGCAGAGCAAAGTGGTTTTTATGATAAAAAGGGAGCGTTCAGAGACAGTACAGTAGACTTTGATAAAATTATTAAGGCTAAAGATGATGAAACTCTAACGCAAGATGTACTTCAATCCATGTTAGACGATAATGACATGAGTGATGAAGATGAGCAAAGAGTCTATGATATTCTAAAAGAGATGAAAGAAAAAGAACAAGGACTTGGAACTGTAGAAACAGTAGCAGATGCTCAACAAGCAGAAACAGAAACTGTTGCAGAAATTGCAAAAACTGTTGCAGAAACTATTGCAGAGGAACCTGCAATCGCATCAGCAGAAGTTGAAGAAGCAGTAGTAGTTGAAGAAGCAATAGTTGAAGTGCAAAAAGAAATGGTTACTAAAACAGACTTATTAAAAGATTCGATTGATGCACAAAAAGAATCTAACGAGAGGCTAATTGATGCATCAACAGCATTAGCAGAAATAACACAGCCACAGAAGCCAATGAATGAGGTGACAAAGGAATTTATTGAATGGGCTGACTCCAAAGAAGGTCAAGCAGAGATTGCGGCGGAGAAGTTAGCTCGTGCTGAAAAAATGGCAGAGGCAAAAACTTCTGCTGAAAATCAGATGCTGGAAAAAGAAGGTCTATACAGAGAAATCGTAGAGTCTGGTAAGTTCAAAGGTAAAGATGCTACTGAAAGCCAGTTAGGCCAGGCTAAGAAAGCCCTTGAAAGTATCGAAGAAACCAAAAGTAAAAGATTAGCTATGGCAGAAGAGGGTGGGGTGGCAGGAGTCCCTTCTGTTGATATTTCTCCAGAAAATGCATATGCATCGGCTGAAGTAGGACAAAGTGCAGAAGAATTGCAATTGGGCAAATCAAGTGACTCTGAAAGTATAGCAGAAAAACAATTAATAGCCACAGAACAGCAGAATATGCTACTAGGACAACTTCTTTCCAAGCAAACTGAACAAGTTGATCTGTCAGAGAAAATAGTTCAATACTCTTCGGTTTAACTAAATACATAGAGTACAAAGAGAACCTATATGGCATACACAAAGAAATTTTTAAACAAGAGCGGAGTATCAAGTCCTATATCAGGGGGCAATAGTAACTCTGGAAGTTGGAATGGTGTAGGCGCCTCTGAAGCAGGTTACTCGAACACTGAATTCGGTTACAAGAACTACATGAGTAGACTTCCTGAAGTTTACACAGGACATCCTAACAGAATAGAAAGATACAATCAGTACGAGATGATGGATGTCGATGCAGAAATCAATGCATGTTTAGATATTATAGCAGAGTTCAGTACACAACGCAATGACCATAATAAAACTCCATTTTCAATAGCATTCAGAGATGAACCTACTCCACATGAAACAGAACTCTTAACTAAACAGTTACAACAATGGTGTAAACTCAATGAGTTTGATACCCGTATGTTTAAAATGTTTAGAAACGTAGTGAAATATGGAGATCAAGTCTTTGTAAGAGATCCAGAGAACTTTAAACTTTACTGGGTTGACATGGTTAAAGTCATTAAAGTTATTGTTAATGAGAGTGAAGGTAAACTTCCTGAGCAGTATGTTATTAAAGACTTAAACATTAACTTACAGAACTTAACAGTTGCACAAAAAACAAACACAGATTTTGCCGCTAACCCAACAACAGGATTAGGTGGTACTGGTGGCGGTGGCGGAGCAGGTGGCGGCGGATATACAGTCCCATCAATGCCATACAACACATCAGGTAGTAGATTTACATTAGGACAAGCAGAGTCAGCAATCGATTCTAATCATGTTGTTCACTTGTCATTAACAGAAGGCTTAGATCGTTTCTGGCCTTTCGGACAGTCTATCTTAGAGAATGTCTTTAAAGTATATAAGCAGAAAGAACTATTAGAAGATGCTATTCTAATCTATCGTGTACAACGTGCGCCAGAACGTAGAATGTTTAAGATTGATGTAGGTAATATGCCTAGTCACTTAGCAATGGCATTTGTAGACAGAATTAAAAACGAAATACATCAAAGACGTATTCCAAGTATTCATGGTGGAGAATCAAAAGTAGATGCTACATACAATCCACTATCAATGAATGAAGATTACTTCTTCCCAGTTACAGCAGAAGGTAGAGGATCATCTATCGAAGTTCTCCCAGGTGGACAAAACTTAGGTGAGATTGATGATCTTAAATACTTTAATAACAGACTAGCACGTGGCTTACGTGTCCCTAGTTCATATTTACCCACAGGTCCTGATGACAACACAACACCTCTCAATGACGGTCGTGTTGGTACAGCAATGATACAAGAGTTTAGATTCAATCAGTACTGTGAAAGATTACAGAACTATATCTGTCAAAAACTTGACGATGAATTCAAATTGTTCTTGCGTTGGAGAGGATTTAACATCGATACGCAGTTATTTGATATAGAATTTAATCCCCCACAAAACTTTGCCGCATATCGTCAAAGTGAATTAGACACAGCAAGAGTCAATACATTCAGCGGTATGGAAGCATTCCCTTATATTTCTAAACGTTTCGCACTAGAAAGATTCTTAGGATTGACTGAAGACGAAATCGTTAAGAATGAGAAAATGTGGGGAGAAGAAAACGCTGAAGAAACTGATATGGATCCAACAGGGTCTGATCTCAGAAGTGTTGGAGTCTCTACAGGTGATTTCGATGCTGATATAGACACAAACGCAGAAATCGAAGATTCTGAAAACTTAGAAGACTTTGGTGACATGGACGTAGCAGGTCCAGTAGGTACACCAGGTACAGCAACTGGGTCAGTTGAAGGTGCTGGTGAAGTCGGTCCTACATAATAACAAAAGATAAATACTCTTATGAAATTATTTGAAATGTTTGACGCCGCAATACCCGGGTTCCAAGATGTTGGAGATGACAACTCGAAACCTGTTTGGCGAACATCTAGGAAAACTAAACTCACATTGAACCAAATTAGAAAATTGCGTAAAATGTTAGATGTGAGAAATTACGAAAAAGCAAAACATTTACTGAAAGTTAAAAATCAGTATGGTGCAAAACCAGAAGAAGGCGCCGGTCCTTCTATTTAAAAAACTAAGGTAATTTAGTTTTTTTGCCTATTTTTACCTCAAAAACTCAAAAAACGTAAAAAAGTAGTACTTAAAAGCCACTTTTGGTGGCTATGTGCTAAATATCTTTACATAAAGCCATTTATAACAATCAGGAGACCAATAATGGAAAACAAAAAATTTGATAAACTTATCGACCTCATTATTAATGAGAACGAAGAACAGGCAAAAGACCTTTTCCACGACATCGTTGTAGAAAAGTCCAGAGAAATCTATGAGTCAATTATGGCAGAAGAGGCTATGGATGACGATGACATGCATGAAAGTGAAGAGCATGTAGGCGAAATGATGGACGAAATCGCCGCAGAAGAACAAGGCGTCTCAGAAGATGAAGACGAACAAATTGATATCGAATCTGAAGAGATTTTTGACATTGACGGAGACTCTGGTGAAGAATCTTCAGAAGTTGAAGATGCTGTTATCAGAATCGAAGACAAACTAGACGAATTAATGGCTGACTTTGATGAAATCATGGCAGACGAAGACGAACTAAAAGGTCGTGATGACGAGATGGATGCAGACTTGCATGACATCGAAGACAAGCAAGATGATATCGAAGGTGATATTGACGACCAAGAAGTAGACGTAGACGTTTCTGTTGATGATGAAGAATTAGTTGCAGAAGCAATTACACTTCAAAAAGTCACAGCAAAAATGGGCGACAACGGTGAAAATACTAAGTCTCCAGTAGATGCAAACTCTGGTCAAAAAGGAATGGATGCACATCCAGTAGACTTTGACAAAGGCGACGAGTCAGGTCGACCAGCTCCAACTGCGAAAGACATTGATGGCGCTTCTGGTTATCAAAATCAGCCAGGAAAAAATGCTAAAGCATTGAGTGCCGCTCCTAAGCCAGTGACTACACAGGCTCCAGGTACAAATACTAAATCTGTTATAGATTAAGGAACTGATATAAATGGCTTTATATCTTAAAGAACACTTAACATTCGACAACTCCGAAATGGTTGTCGAGTCTGTTAAAGAAGGTGATTCTGATTTGAAGACTCTTTATATGAAGGGTATCTTCATACAGGGTGGGGTAAAAAACGCAAATGAACGTGTTTATCCTATCAATGAAATAGAAAATGCCGTAGACACACTGAATGCTCAGATTAAAGAAGGCAATTCAGTTTTAGGTGAAGTTGACCACCCAGATGATTTAAAAATCAACTTAGATCGTGTATCACACATGATCTCAAGTATGTGGATGGATGGACCGAACGGTTACGGTAAATTAAAGATTTTACCAACTCCAATGGGTAAGTTAGTTCAGACCATGTTGGAGTCAGGGGTAAAACTCGGTGTATCTAGTAGAGGTAGCGGAAACGTTAACGATTTAGATGGCCGTGTAAGTGATTTTGAAATAATCACAGTAGATATTGTTGCTCAACCAAGTGCACCAAATGCTTATCCTAAAGCAATATACGAAGGTCT